CAAGCGAAAACTGGTGCGCTACAAGCGTCAACAGCTGTAAACGGTATCTTTGACATGTCATCAGATGCTGATGGTCGTTGGTCAGTTGAAAAATTCAAAGGCCTAATCGTTCAAATCGAACGTGAAGCCAACGTAATTGCAAAAGAAACACGTAGAGGTAAAGGTAACTTTATTATCTGTTCTTCAGACGTTGCTTCAGCTCTTACAGCTTCAGGCATGTTGGATTACACTCCTGCACTATCAGTCAACTTGAACGTAGACGACACAGGAAACACTTTTGCTGGTGTTCTTAACGGTCGTACACGAGTCTATATTGACCCATATGCAACTGTAGATTACGTAACTGTTGGTTATAAGGGTACAAACCCATATGACGCAGGTATCTTCTATTGTCCATACGTACCATTAACTATGGTTCGTGCGGTAGGGGAAGAAAACTTCCAGCCAAAAATCGGTTTTAAAACTCGATACGGCATGGCATCAAACCCATTCGTAGGTGCAACACCTGCTGATGGTTTGGCTGCAGTAAAAACCAACCAGTATTACAGAATTTTCCGCGTAGACAATATCATGGCATAAGCCTACGGAAAATAATACCTCCACAAGGGTCGCTTCGGCGGCCCTTTTTTTATTATAAATAGTCACATATAGAGGAAGATTATATGGCTATATCAACCACAACAACATCTACTGGTATTTTAGAATCTAGTATTACTGGCAACGTTAATTACTTACAACCTACTGGTTTTAAGTTAGGAATTAATCGTAAGTACTTTCCGAATATTGAATATTTTGCACAGTCAGTACAACATCCAGATATGCAAATAACTTCTATTGAAGTTCCTTATAAAAGAATAGGATCCATTCCATTAACTGGTGATAAATTAGTTTTCGGTGAAATGACTGCAATGATTATTATGGATGAGAACCTGTCAGCATATACTGAAATGTATAATTGGTTAACGTCTTTTGTAGAAGCACCTGACGTAAAAGCTTCTGAAGCTGCTAACGGTATTAAAGGTCCATCAACTGCGAACATAACTTTATCGATACTAACTAGCCACAATAACGTTGCGAAGAAGATAATATATAGAGATGCAGTACCAACTTTGTTAGGTGATATTGCATTTGAGGCAGCGGCTGGTGATGTACAATATATGACATTCCCTATATCGTTTAGATTCTCATACTTTGACATTGAATAAAATTAGGATATATTATGGATTTAAAAATGATCCTCGACATGTGGTCGAGCGACAGTGTTATTGGTCAATCTAGTTTAGACGAATCATCACGTCAAACACCTGTACTCCACGCTAAATATTTAGAATTACTTTCTCTTGCAAAGCTTAGATTAAAAAAAGCTGAACAAGAACAAAAGATATTATTGAAGGACAAATGGCTTTATTATAACGGAAAGATGGATCAAGACCAAATAATAGAAAAAGGTTGGAAGCACGATCCGTTCGATGGCCTTAAAATATTAAAAGGCGAGATGGATTATTATTATGACTCAGATCCAGAAATACAACAGTCTGTCGAAAAAATAGAGTATCTGAAAACTATAATAGATACTTTAAGCGAAATAATGAATAATGTAAATTGGCGACACCAAACTATTAGTAATATGATTAAGTGGCGGATATTTGAGAGTGGCGGTTAATATAAAAATATGGAAGAAAAATGAAAGTATTGCTTTAGTAGATTGCGATCCTGGTATTGCTCAAGGCTTAAGTGAATATTTTTCTTTCTTTGTTCCTGGTTACAAGTACATGAAATTGTACAAACGTAAAATATGGGACGGTAAAATTAGATTATTTAATGTTAACTCGCATGAGTTGCCAGCAGGACTATATCCTTTTGTAGAAGAATTCTGTAAAAGAAATAATTATAGCTTACTTACTAAATCTTCTGATTACGGATCTTTATTAGACAAAGATAAACAAGACCCCGATTTAATATATGAATACATAAAAGATTTAAATTTAACTAGCCGCGGCCAACCTATTGAGATTCGTGATTATCAGTTTGATGCCGTTATGAAAGCGTTAAACTTAAATCGCTGTGTATTACTGTCTCCGACAGGATCCGGCAAGTCACTTATAATCTATTGCTTATCTCAAATCTGGCTTAAATATTTAACAGATGGATTAAGATACCCTCATGCTGGTAAAGTATTAGTAGTAGTACCTACAACATCTCTCGTTGAACAAATGCAAAAAGATTTTGTTGATTATGGTTTAGGCGAGAAAGCTATACATAAAATATATTCTGGCAAAGATAAAGATAATATAGATTCTTCTATTGTTGTATCTACATGGCAATCAATATATAAGTTACCAAAAGAATGGTTTGATCAGTTTGGTATGGTGATCGGTGACGAATGTCATGGATTTAAATCAAAGTCGTTAACTGACATTATGAACAAATGTACCGAAGCAAAGTATAGAATTGGCACAACCGGTACTCTGGACAATGCACAAGTCCATCACCTCGTCTTACAAGGCTTGTTTGGAAAAATACATAGGGTAACAACAACCAAAGCTCTGCAAGACAATAATACTCTTGCCAAACTAGATATAAATATAATTATGTTAAAATACAAAGAAGAGACACGTAAGTCTCTTGGGAAGATGACATACCAGGATGAAATTGATTGGATCGTTAGAAATAATTCTCGCAACACTTTCATTCGCAATTTGGCTTTGGATGCTGATGGCAATACTCTCGTCTTATTTAATTTTGTTGATAAGCATGGTAAACCTCTCTTTGATATGATTAATGACAAAGTTGAAGAAGGAAGAAAAGTATTTTACGTATCAGGTGAAGTAGAAACGTCAGATAGAGAAGCTATAAGAGAGATTACGGAGAAACAAAAAAATGCTATCATTGTTGCAAGCTTGGGTACATTTAGTACAGGAATCAACATTAAAAATTTGCATAATATTGTTTTCGCCTCGCCGTCAAAATCGCAAATCAAAGTCCTCCAGTCGATCGGTCGAGGACTCAGAAAAGCGGATGATGGCCGCATCACAAGACTATATGATATCGCAGACGACTTACACACGAAAAGCAGGAAAAACTACGCGCTCCTCCACTCCGAGGAAAGAGTAAAAATATATAATAAAGAAAAATTTAATTATAAAATAATTGAGGTACCAATTGGATCTTAGACAATTTAAATTAGCTGACGGTGATGAAATACTTTGCGAAGTGCTAGAATGGCATGAAGAAGAAGATGCATTAGTTATTAGAAAAACATTGAAGTTAGTCATGATGGATAATATGGCTAACGGCGTAAGATATTATGCATTCCGTCCATTTATGATGTATCAGATGAATCCTAAAGCCTTTCAAATTATTAATTGCCAACATATTATTGCTGAAGCATCGCCGACACAAGATTTAATTAATGAATATTTTAATTCATTAGAAAGCTTAGCTGCTGAAGAATCAAGTGAAAAAGAATTAAATACTGATGAAATTAGAAAGCGGGCTGCAGAAAAAGCCAAAGCTTATATTAAAACCTATGTTGAATCGGCCGGTGATTCTGACACTATGAATATTATTAATTTTCCAACCCCAAGTGATAAAATACATTAAGGTATACTATCCTCCCTCAACAGTACTCTTTTATTATACACCAGTTTTCTGGTATTGTACACAGTTAATTTAGTAAAAATAAATATTTTTTTAGTGTACATCCGTGTCGAAACGTGATAGAATTATATTATATTAAGGATATATTATGAAACCTAAAGATCGCCCTCATTATGTAAATAATGCACAATTTTCAGCATCAGTAGTAGAATACGTCACGACAGTTCGTGAAGCAAAGGAAAGGGAAGATAAACTTCCTATTGTTCCTGATTATATTGCTACATGCTTTCTTAAAATTGCAGAAGGACTTTCCCATAAATCTAACTTTATACGATATACTTATCGAGAAGAAATGGTTATGGATGCAGTCGAAAACTGCCTTAAAGCAATTGAAAACTATAATCTAGAAGCAGCCACACGATCTGGTAAACCAAATGCATTTGCATACTTTACTCAGATTTCATGGTATGCATTCTTACGACGTATTGCTAAAGAAAAGAAACAGCAAGATATTAAATTTAAATATATGTCACAATCAGGAGTAGAGGCTTTCTTGTTAGATGAAACAGATAATAGCGTAGCAGCTCACTTTGTTGATACTCTAAAAGATAGAATAGAAAAAATTAAAGATTACGATACTGAAATAAAAGAATTTGCTAAGAAAGAAAAGAAACGTAAAAGACCTGTACAAAAAGTAGATTCTGATTTAACAGGCTTTTTTGAATGAAGG